TTCACTTGGTCCAAATTTTGCTGCCCAAGTATGTGGTTTCTTGCAAGCAAGTCCAGTGCATTGAAGAAAACTAAAAATTTGAGATGCCAAAGAACTTGCTTGATTTAAAATTCCAGAAATTGTTCCTAATCCACCAGTCAACCAACTAATACCAGACATTATATCAGATAATGCATCTTCAATCGCATTCATTAGTTTAGCAAGAATTCCAGCAGTCCATTCTTCTGCTGCACAAAGAGGGACATTTACTGTTCTATCTACTAAATCCTGTAAAGCATTTGTAATAAAATCCAAAAGACTTGATGGAAGTTTTTCTAGAATACAAAAAATTCCATCAAGAATTTTCTTCATTGATTCCAAAACAATCTTTTGTTGGGGTTGTGGAACAACAAGACCGACTAATTTTCTAAATGCCCAAGTAATACATTTAAAAATTGTATTTCTTAAATTATTGATAATGAGTTTTACGATACTAAGTATAGACCTAGCAGTATTACGAATTTGATTTCCTATATCTACAATTTCATTTAATACAGTATCTACATAAACATTTAAATATCGGTCTAATCCATTTGTAATTGCCATAAAGCTCTGAAGAGCTTGTGAAATATCTCCGATTAATCCATTCTGACAACCATTAGGTATTGTAATTTCTACATCTGCTTTTTTCGCAACTTGCCATATAGATGATGCATCAAATTGAAGTCTATCTCCATACTGAGGAAATACACGAGTAGTCCCAGTGTAAAATCCAACATTTGAATTAAAAGCAATATCTACTTTGTCTTTTGTTGATAGTGGAGAAGTTTCTGTTTGAGGATTTTCAGGAATAATTTCTTTTTCTTTTCTTGCACTTCTTTGAGTTGCTGGGATATTATTTCCAGGATGTCCAGTAAATGGTTTGAATTGAGAACTTTTTTCTTTTGCTATTACCTCTTCTGAGATTAAATTCTTAACACCATCACTACGATGAAGAAGACCCATTATGACTGGTTGTTGTGCATCATCTCCGTCAATAAAAAATCCAAAGCAAGTCTCACCACCCTTTAAATTTATTGTTGCTCCCATACCACCTTGACCACTTCCAAAAGCAGGGTCCATCATAATCTGTGCCCAAGGCAAATCATTATCAGGAAGAACATTACCATCAAAAGTATGATGACCAACAATTCTTACCTTACATCTTGCTGCCCACACTTGACCGTCAGAACCCTTTTCTTCTGAAAACTGAGATTTACTTTTCCAAGAATTTTGATTTGCTACTTGTCCAATCCACCAATAAAAACCATCTTTGCCAATGTAATTGGATTTCAATAAAGATTCTTCAATCATCGTAAATTCTACACTCCAGTGCGTTTGGGTTTAAATCGCAAAATAATTCTAATGCATTTGGTATTAAAGTATTATTTGGATTATTCTTTTGATATTCCAAAAGTTCTTCCAAATGTGCTTCTAAGTATCTTTTTCTTTGTTTATTTAATGATGAATTTCCCAATTCATCATTTATAGTATGTATGAATTGTTGTAAATCCATTTTTCTTACCCGTTTTGAGGACCGTAAAGACCGTAACTATCACGAATTAATTTTACACTTGTAACCATTTGATTTCCTTCAAAATGATGTCTCAATTCTTTAATCAAATAATTTCCACTTTGCTCATCATCTGCTTCTTTATTATCCGATCTTTTGATTCTCGGAAATTGTGCATTTATAATATCTCCAACTTTCAGTTTTATATTACAAGGTATAACCATATTTAGTGCTTGAGTGAATAATAAATTATATCTAGAATAAGACATTGACATATCCGCACCACTTCTTGACTTGCCACTTACAGTTCCATCATTATTCAAATTTCCTCTATCAGAAATTTTAAACATAATTCTACTAATACTATCTCCAAATTCATCAGAAACAGCAATATTCTTAGACGCACCTAGTTTATTTTTAACTTGGTCTTTCACTGTGTATTTGTAAATATCTAAAGTGTTTGAATACAAATCAAAATAATATGTTTTATTTGAATACATACCAACTCTCAATGATTTCATCAAATCAATATTCTTTTCATACTTATAGTTTAAAATTCTAAAATTTGTTTCTACATTATTACTCTCAATGATTGGAGCATATTGATAATTATATATTGATTCCTTATCGGCACTATTGTTTTGAATTTGAGTGCTTGAAACTAAACTATCAATACTTCTAAAATTAAACCCATCTTTGTTTTCATAGAATAAGAATCCTGCAGTTCCTTTTGCGATTCCACTATTCTCTCCACCTGATGTTCCAGAGTTTTGACCATTTGCAGGAACTGCTTTTGGTCCCAACCAAGTCAAAGTATGAAATGGTTTTCTATTGTTTCCAATAAAAGAAAAATCATTTGATGTTCCTTCTATATTTTCACTCTTAAATTTTTTAGTTTTTAATACATCTTTTAAAATTTTAGTTACTGTAGTTTGAATATTACCTGTATATTTTCTTTCACATCTGACAGTATCATTCGTCAAACCTTCACGAGAAACTAAGTGTAAAGTGAACATTTCACTTGACTTTTGTGCATCAAGATTGCTAACCTTATAAACATAAAAAGCAGTATCACCGTCAAATAAAAATTCACCAAATGCAGTATCAACACTAATGGAAACTTTTTCTCCACCACGAATTGGTAAAAGATTAAACAAACTTGTACTATTAACTATTTGTGCAGTAGCAGTTATACAAGGAGATAAAATATCCTCAAAGTAATCAAAAAACAATAATGAATTGGTAATATCAATTTTTTTGCTACCATCTAATGATTGTATGATAAAATAATTTGGTTTAAATGCTGCTACAGATTGTGACATTAGCTTGCTGACAGATTAGTAAGTAACATAGTCTTCATAAGACTATTTACCAGTTGTCCTTCATCTGGACCAGGAAGAATTACAGTTCCTCCACCACCACCTCCAACTGGAATAAAGACTGGTTTTTGTTGTCCTCCTCCACCTTGAGGACTCATCATCATTGGTATAATTGTTGTAACCTGTTGTAGTTGATTATAAGAAGGGTATTGTTGGAGATTTTGAATCATTCCAGATTGATATGCAGCAATTGCCTCTGGAGTTAAATCTGGACCTCCTATTCCAGGTCTCTTTGAAGCATCCATTATTGCTTTAATTCTGGAAAGATTTGAATTTGGATCACTTGCTTCATTTGCAATAATAGATTTATGGTACATTACATTTAATTTCTGTGCTTTTGCTAATTTTTCAACCAATTCAGCAGTTTTTAAATTATATTCCTTTTCTCCAGGAGCACCAGTTTCACCTTTTGTTACATCAGCGTGTCCTGCAAAAATATGATATGCACGTTTAGGGTCTTTCATCATTGCTTCAACTATTCTTTTTGCATTTGCTTCAGCACCTAATGCCATATCTGACTCTAGAATATTTCCACCTCTATTTGTAACACCCAATCCTCCTCTAAAATTTTTACCATAAGTCCCGAAACTAGAAACAAGTGCTTGAGAAACAGCAGTATCTGGACTGGTATTGCTTGGGATTAATCCTGTCTTTTGTCCTTTTGCATTTGGGTCTGCGTGTAATTCTAAAACAAAAGGATTAGAACCTGCTCCCGAAACTCCTGCCTTTGGTTTGACTTTTACATTGCCACCGAATCTAAAATACTTATCTCCCTCACTTGTAGGTATTTCTAATTTTTTACTTCCTTGTCTAACTTCAAAATGAACGTGAGGTCCCGTAGAATTTCCTGTGCTTCCTACATTTCCAATTACAGTTCCAGGTTCTATTTGTTGTCCTTCTTTGACTGATATTTTACTTAAGTGCCCATAAAAACTACTAGAACCACCAGGATGTGCAATTTGTACAGCATATCCATACCCACCATCATTAAATTGTGCGTATGTTACTTGACCAGGTTGAATCACACTTACTGGTGTTCCTTCCGTAATAGCATAATCAACACCACTATGAATTCTTCCCCATCTCCAACCATAAGGAGATGAAGTATATTTGCTGGGCATTTGACCACCTTCAGCAGTCATATCTGGAAGTTCTCCTGGAATTTCAGGAGCATCTGGAATTGCATCTGGGTCTAAACCGTAATCCAACATCATTTCATCAGAACCAGCAGCAGCTGCGGCACCATTTACCACAGAAGCAAATGACTTATAGACAAAGTTTTCAAACTTTCCTACAGAGTCACTAAATCTGTTTATTACATCACCAAATCCACTTTCTTGAACTGATGCCTTTTGTTGTTGTTCTTGTGCCTTTAGTTTTTCTTCAACTTTTCCAGACACACCTCCAGCACCACCAGTTGCAAGTTCATATGCTCTATCTGCGGTGTAACCACCCAAAAATCCACCTGCCATACTTCCAATTACAAAACCAAGCCCAGGTATTGGAATTAGTGCTTGCCCAATGGCACCACCAAGTAATGAACCAGCAAGATTGCCCACTGCTCCCGATGCTGCTTGACCTGTGCTTTCTCCCTCTGCCAATCCCTGAGCAAAATCCAATCCAGAAAAAACTGCATTCAAAATACCTACAGATTTGAGTCCTCCAAATTGTAACTTAGAACCAGAAACTATTGGTTTTGGTGGTCTCAATCCTCTTGTATTTTGAGGAGCACCCATTTTTCCTCTTGGAGGGAACATATTACCAAGAAAACCAGCAACATCAAGTGCCCCTCCAAGTAAAGATGATAATAAATTTCCAGGAGAACCAAAACTTGAAGCAATGTTTAAGTTCGCAAGTTCTTTAATTTTTCTTTTTTCAGGTAATTTTATTCTATTAATTTCTTTATTTTGAGTGTTTAAAAACTTAGAGAAATCAACAACATCTCTCTGAATTCCTTTTAGTCTTCTTGAGGAATCTCCACTAAAAGAAACTATGTTATTGGAAGCAGAAACTAAAGGAGAAGAAAGTACTTTTTTCATTATCCGTCTACTATATTATAAACCATTCTTGAATATAAAACTAAAAAATTATCAGTGTTTGCAGAAGGTAATAATGGAACTGATGGACCATTTTTTTGAGTTGATGGTGGTGCAGAAATACCTCCTCCACCACCTTGAGATTGTTGAGGCATTGCACCAGACAAATCTATTGGTACAATATTTGTTTGTGATTGTGCTGCTGTTTGAGCAACTTGAGAAACACCTGTTGCTAAGTTGTTGTATTCTTCTAATTTTAATTTTCCAGCCTTATATGCTGCAGCATATTCTTTAGGCAATTCCTCATAACTACCTCCTATTCCTGGTTTTGGTTTATATGTTTTTTCCAATCCTGGAGTCAATTTTTTATACCATTCTCCAGTTTTAACTGATCCATATTCTGGATCAGGACCCCCAGAATAACCACGATCAGTTCTATAAACAATATACTTATCTCTAAGTAATTGTGATATTTTAGCACCAGAATAACCTTGAGTGGTTAATGCTTCAGGAACTCCAGCACCTCTCGTCTTAATTTCATTTGCAGAAAATCTTGCTTGGAATCTCAATCCCTCAGCAGTTTCTTTTATTTGACCTTTGGTCTCATCCCAAACCCCAGCCTTTTTGGCCTGATCGATTAAAGCAGTTCTTCTATCTTGATTCCAACTAAACATACCAGTATTAGGAATTTTTGCAGAAGGATCAGTATGAGTTCCAAACAAGTTTTTATTGTCCATCCCACCTTCTCTGCCAATTTCAGCAATTAATCTTTTTGCTCCCTCATCAGTATATCCAAGATTTCTATATTCATCATATAAAACTGCTGATTTGCCTGCCATAGTAGATATATCACCACTTTTCAAATTACTATAATCCACTGGAGATCCAGGACCAGGACCTCCAGGACCAGGACCTCCAGGACTTCCCCCACCACCTCCTGCACCACCACCAGGAGGTTTGGAAGGACCCTTTCCAATACCAATCATTGTATTAATTGCTGTAATAAATCTTTCTATTGCAGAACTAAACGTTGATATGATGTCTCCACCATCTCCAGGTTGAAGCATTCCTGCTCTAATTTCATCAACATTAGAAAGAGCATTCACTGTGCCAGCACCAACAGCACCCAATCCAAGAGCACCAGCACCAAGGGCAAGCATTTTGCCTCTTCCCTTGAACATATTACCAAGTCCTCGTGGTGCGCTCTTTCTGACACCACCCATGGGAACATCAACATCAATGTCAATTCCACCTCCACCACCTGGAGATGCTTTTGGAAGATTTGATAATTGTTGTACTATTTTTACAATGACCTGACGAATCAATTTTGCAACTTCAAAACTTTCTGTAAATGATTTAGAAAGATTTTTTAAATTGTCACTTATTCTATTCACAAATTTTTTGTTGCCAAAAAACTGAATGAATTGTATTACACTCTTATAGGTACTTAAAAACTTACTTAGAATGCCGGTTGGTTTCGCAGAATCAACATCAGATACTCTTTTCTTATAATCTGTAGTGAAACTTTGAAGAGTATTATTTAAAGTGCTTGTTATATTGTTTGTAATATTTGTAGAAATAGTACTTACGATTGAATCTACTGAAGATGGGACTGGTTTTGCAGTCCCTCTTTGAAATCCTACTATTTTATTTGCAGCAGAAGCAATTGAAGATGTTCCAAGAAAAGAACCACCAGAAATAAAATTTTTGGCGAGTTGTTGGTTTGTATTCTGCTTACCTACTATTCTTTCTGGGTTCAGAACCGAACCTATTACCATCTTGCTTTCTTATTTTAGAATTATTTATTGAGCATTTTGTTGTTTTAGTTTCTCATCTTCAATATGTTGTTGGAGAAGTGCTAAGTAAATATCTCTTTCCCAAGGCATCATATTTTCAACATCCCTAATCGGCCATTTATGAAATTGAAGTAATGCAAAATTAATTCTAAAGTATGACTCCAATTCCATATAAGCCATACTCAACCGAAAAAAGATGTTAACCCCTCCAACGTAACTTCACTTTCCACTCCAGTCTTTGGATTCTTAACTTTTACTTTGTGTGCAAGTTTTGGCATTGTATTAAAAAAGTTTTCAACCTGTTTGAATTGATTTGAATCAAGTGTTTCAATCCAAGAAACTAATTCTTTTTTAGTACAATCAGATGCTGCCCAACTTTCTTCTTCATTAAAGATCATATCAATACAAGAAGCAATAATATCTAAAGATTTTTCAATATTTGATGTACTTTGCTCTGTGTTAAAATCAAAATTATTTTTAATAAACTGGTCTAAAGATGGATACTTCATTCTTAAAACTAAAGAACTATCAAGTTTAATATCCGTGCTATGATTTTCTTCTTTTTGAACTTGAATCTCATCAATATAAATTGTGACTGGAACTTGAGTTTCCATATCATCACCACAAGTAATAATTAATTCAATAGACTCACCAACAGATTTTGAACGAAGGTTTAAGAACAAATATTCAATATCAAAAGTTGGAAGTTCTTCTACTTTAATTGCTTTTGTTAAAATACAATCTTTTAATACTTGCTTGATTGCATTTGTAATTTCTTTTGTATCTTGACTTTCAAGAGCAAGAATTAATATCTTTTCTTCTTTGACTAGAAATGGTCTGTATTTAATTGTTTTCCCAGTTGATGGCAAAACCAATTCATACGTTGGTGTAGAAATCTTAGGTAATGGCATAATTCAATAGTTCAGTGCTTTTATTTATTTACTCCTCGTTTTATGTTTTTCAATTACATAACGGGAGTAACTAAAGGTAACTATTGTTTTAGTGATTGTACTTCCTTCATAAGTCACTGGCATTGCTGCTATGTTTGTAGGGAAAGCATCAATCAAACGATAAGTTATTCTTGGCACATCATTAGTTCTATTCAAATCTCTTTCAAATTTTACAATTGATATAATTCTCTTATATGTGTCGGGATATTTAAGTCTAAAGAAATCTGGACGATTTTTTGCGTCTCCCTGTCCCCTTGAATTTGCTTTAACTTCTCCAGCATCTGTATAAACAGGATTGATATAATTCATCCATTCTTCAAAAAGACGAATGAGTTTATAATCATAATCAACATAAAATGTCATTGTAACATCTGGATAAACTCTTTTAGTTGGAAACCTCTCTATCACTCCTTGACGTGACCCAATCTCTTCCGTGACATCAAAGGTTGCGCCAGGAAGTGAAGTCTCCGCACAATAAAAGTCAAATTTTGAAAATTCTCCATCACTTGTAATTCCTGCATCTGCCAACCAATTCATCAATAAATCACCATCACCACGATTAGTCAAGTGCAATGATACCTTAAATTGACTTGTAAGGGATAATTTACCAAAGATTTCTAATGCTTCATCTGTTGTCTTATACAAAAAACCAACTTCAGGTTGTCCTGCTCCTGGTCCTCTTGATGCCATTTATAAATACGATTAAGATTATATAATATGTATGCCTCGTAACGAAGATAGTAAGTATAGGCAAGGAAAATATAGACCACAAAACCCAGAAAAATATAATGGTGACCCAACAAACATAGTTTATAGGTCATCATATGAATTGAAGTTTATGCAATATTGTGACCTAACTGAAAGTGTAAATGGTTGGAAATCTGAAGAATTTTGGATTCCCTATCGTTCTCCAATTGATAATAAAATTCACAGATATTTCCCAGACTTCTTCGT